GACAGATGATCGAGCAGACAGACCGCCGAGTGATGGAGAGCACACATGAAGAGAATACAGATATGGCTGACTCGGAGTTGGTCGAACCGACATCATCACCTGAAGAGTGAGTATAAGGTGCTAGGTGAGTATGATGTACTTTGCCAAGAAGACGAATCACAAGGCTGGGAGCATCGACACCTAGACCTGATCAGTGTTGAGGAGGGTACTCAAGTGGAGCTCCTCGACGTGAACAAGGATGGGTTTGAGACTCGCACTTTATGGATAGCATCACCCACTGGGTTGATCGTTGCTACTTGAGCTGAACCCACTCCAACAGGATATCATCGCGAGCATACGACAGGAGCAACGTGTTGTCTCTGCTCGATGTGGTTGGGGTGCGGGTAAGACGAGCGCTTTAATGTTCGCCATACTGTTCATCTCCAAGTGGAGAGCGGGAACGTCTACGCTGCTAGTCACTGACACCAACCCAAGATACAACTCTGTGTTGATGCCTGAGATGGAGAAGTGGCTAAGTCCATTGGGTTGGGTTTACAATCACACTCTCAGACAGTGGCTAGACCCATCGACTAAATCAACGGTGTGGTGTCGCTCCTACTTTCGACCAGGTACACGCGACGCGACACACAACCCGCTTGAGGGTCTCAACATCACATCAGGTGTGTGTCTCATCGATGAGTGCCAGACGCTCACTGAGGAGGTGGCTCACAAGGCGCTAGGGCGTTTGAGATCTGGACCAACACCGATCATGATATTGGTTGGGCTACCTGTGGCTGATGCGTGGTGGTGTCAACTCGCTGAGTCATCGGGGTATGATCCCAAACTCTATACGTCATACGTCAATCAGGATAACCTGAGTGATGAGTGGTTCGAGGCCACTCACATGCTACCTGAAGCCGAGCGTGAAGCTATGGTGATGAACAAGCCAAGACCTCCAAGCGGTCTAGTTTATGGCGAGTTTGATCCATCAACAATGGTGATCGATGGGTGGAAGTATAAGCCCGATATGTCAGCGCGTATAGCTATTGACTGGGGGTTCAGGAAACCATCAGTGCTCATCCTCGCTCATGATGAGGAGCTCAACGCAGACGTGATCTGTGCTGAGCTGAATCCTAATGAGGTCACGGTTGAGCAGTTGGCTGCGCTCATCCTCGCCATAGCTTGGCCACGCTCGCTAAGACATCAAGCCCCAAGTGATCGGATATGGATAGATCAAGGGTGTGCAGATAAGGCAGGCAAAGCGCGCAACGATCAAACAGGCGCGTCTGCATTCAGAGCCATGCGAGCTCCACCACCCAAGGGTCTAGGCTTTCCTTTACGCTCGACCACTGACCCAATCAGGACCGACATACTTAATGGTGTGGGTAAGCTCAAGCGCGCATTCAGCCGCAAGCAGTACCTCATCACTAGAGAGGTATGGCAGAAAGGCGAGCGCGTATCTGGCAACTCCATCCGCAAAGCTCTGCTCTCATACGCTTGGGAGAGGAGCAAGGAGCAACCCAAGAAGGATGGGCGGGAAGATCCACTAGACGCTCTACGCTATGACTGCATTATGTGGCGATGGGCTGATGATCAGGCTGTTGATCAGAGGCGATATGGTGGAAGGTCGAAGGCAACTAGGACACGTCGCGTTAAAGTCGGCGGCGCAAAGACGAGAGGATTCTGATGAAGATCTATAACGATGGGTATGGTGAGGTGCGGTTACTCCACACGATGGGTGAAGACGAGACACCAGCTCAAGCGGCGCGTGTGAGTTTCTCACATCTCACTCATGGGGATGGGATGACTGAGCGCGATGAGAAGCTGATCAGGTACTTAGCAGCACATCATCACACGTCACCCTTTGAGCATATCACAGCCACCTTTGAGCTGACCGTTCCTATCTTCGTGGCTCGGCAGATCATGAGACACCGATCATTTTCATACAACGAGCTGAGCAGACGATACACATCTAAGGCGCTCAAGATCTACCACCCCATGCAGATCAAGCGCCAAGCTGTAACCAACCTCCAATGCTCGACCGATGAAGAGCCGGAGGAGCTCGACCTAATCCAAGCCATGATGCTCGCTTCCGCTGAGCAGGATCTAGCTCTATATGCTGAGCTCATCTCCAAGGGTGTGGCGCGTGAGACCGCTCGGATGGTCTTGCCCTGCAGCACATACACTACCTTTTGGATGACCGGCAATATTCACAACTGGGTCAAGTTCATCCGACTCAGAGACACCGACCACGTTCAGCTTGAGACGAGACTAGCCACTCAAGCGATCAAGGCTAAACTCATCAGGCGGTTTCCTGTCAGCATGTCATCACTCCTAAGCGATGAATACTCATGAGCAAACACATCATGGCTCGACTGAGACAGGCTGAGCTGTTGAGTAAGATCAGCCCATGCCCAAGAGGTCAGGTTGGCGCTGTGCTTTTTGAGCCTGATTCATGGGTCATAATCAGCGATGGGTACAACGGTCCACCTAGAGGCGGTGGGTTCTTATGTGGTGGCGACTACTGCGAGCGCGACCGAAAAAGCATAGAGAGTGGGACGATGACAGAGGTGGGGTGTCATCACGCAGAGGCCAACGCAATCGTGAACGCGGCTAGGAGAGGTCACTCCACTATGGGGGCATGGCTTGCTGTGACTCGCGCACCGTGTCTTAACTGTGCTAAAATGATACATCACGCCGGTGTTGAGCGCGTGTATATCAGCACCACAATTAAGCATCTCATAGGGGATGGCGTGACTCACCTAGTAAACCATCAAGTTGAGGTTAAGCTTTGGAGTTCGATGAAGACCTGACAGTTTGCTGGTGGTGTGGAGAGCGTGAGCCATGCTCATGTGAGAGTGGTCACGATTGCTCAAGGTCAAAGTGTGAGTGTGGTTCGGGTTGCGAGTGTTGCGAGTTTGGGGACTGTAACTGTGATAGCCTGAGCTATGAGGAGGAGTAGTGAGAGAGCGCGAAGAGGAGACGTATAAAGAGCGCAGCCTAGCGCTATGTCTTCTCGACCTCGTTGACTCTACTAGGTTTGTTCAGCAGGTTGGGCCAGAGCGCGCGGCGCGTTGGTTTCAGCGACATGACCGACTCACGCGAACACTGCTCTATAGGTTTGGCGGTCGTGAGATAGACAGATCTGATGGGTTTCTGTTTAGCTTTGAGCGCCCCATCCAAGCCGTTAACTTTGCGCTCTACTATCAACAGACAATCCCCTTTGAGATCAGGCTCATGGCTCGGATCGGTATACACTATGGGTCAGTCATAGAGGTCAAGCAGACTGAGCTCATGATCATGGGTGGGGCTAAACCTGTGGAGCTCGAAGGGATCACGAAGAACATAGCCGCCAGAACAATGAGCGTCTGCATGCCTGGCCAAGTCATCATCACTAGAGACATGTTCGCTAAGGTGGTCAGCCGGTCTGATCGCATGACGCCAAAGGATACTCGCTTTGCATGTGTGGGGATCTATAAGATGAAGGGTGTCTCTGAGGCTCAGGTCTTGTACGCGGTGGGCTCAGATATCAAGATGCTGCAACCTCCACAGGGTAACGCCAAAGTGATCAGGATAGGTGGTCCCAAGAAGATCAGGAGTCGAGCGCGTCACCGAAGAGTCAGAGAGTGGATAGAGTGGGGGATTAAGAGGAGCGCGCTCATCTCATCGGGTTACATCTTGGCTCACATGTGGCCATACCTCAAATACAAGTATGGCTATGTGTTGAGCCAACTGATGGAGATATATGAACTCTATAGATGAGGAGAAGCGAACACTTAGGGGGTGGTGGTTCTCCGTTGTATACATGATATTAGTGATGGGCCTGATCTGGTTCTTGGCTCGCGTTGAGATCGTTGAGAAGAATCGTGATGTGCTCATAGGGATACTTGGCATGATCACAGGATCGATCTCTTCAATGCTCGCCATAGCTAGTGGTAGAGATCCCGCCGAGGTTGACGAGCTCAAGGACCAACTAGCAAATCAGGAAGCAGACAGGGCGGCTCTCATCGCTCGGCTCAGAGATGCTCAGATAGGTCTGCAGCTAAAGAATGATCAGCTGATGGATCTACAGACTGAGATGATTAGACAGCTCGCTGGGCTCAGAGTAACGGTCAAGCATGAAGGAGACGTTGAGCTAAATCCACATGTAGCTGAGTGGCTACCAAACACTGAACAGGAGAACAGTGATGACACGTGAACAGAATTACAGTATAATGGCTACTGTTTACCCACTAAGGATCACACATGACTGATGAGCGCAAAGGCCAAACGCCTAGACACATGAGAGCTCTCAGCCCACGCTTTGGAGCGCGAGGCATAAGTGGCACTCAGCTTAGCGGCGGTGTGATCGCTAAAGAGAGCAACCCACAGCTCACCGGACTCAATTGGGTTCAAGAGGCTGAAGAGATGCTCAGGACTGACCCAATAGTCAGACGCTCTTGGCACATGTTGAGGCAGACACTACTCTCAGCTACTTGGCGATTTGAGCCAGGGATAGAAGATGATCTAGTATCTGAGGAGCTCGCTCGATTCGCTAATGAGTGTTATGGGCTAGATGGTCACTCAGGTCAGATGATCTCTTCTTGGGAAGATCAATTAAGCTACCTCTTTGAATTTGTACCGGTGGGGTACAGATACGCAGAAGAGATCTATCGTGTTGGGCCAGACTCATCAGGGAAGATTAAGGTGTGGCTCTCTCACTATGCTGATCGTGAGCCTAGCGCCCATAGCCGTTGGCTGAGTAGGGATGATCAACATCTAGATGGTGTGACTCAGAACATGGTAGGTGGTGGTAAGACTCCTGAGCCGATACCATCCCATAAGTTACTACTCCTCACTCTCAATAGAACTGGGTCT